CATTCTTTGAAAATTAATATCACTAACAGCTGATAAAAAAGCACCACCTAACTGTGCAGCTGTTAATAAAGATCTTAGACCAGCTAAACTATTTCCCCACCAAGTATTAATTGGAGTGTTTAACGTGCCGTTAAGCATCCCATAATAACCATCAGCTCTATTTATTATTTTATTTGCTTTTGCTTGTTGCTTATCTGTACCATTAAGAGCATATTTTCCCTCTAGTCGATCCATCAAAAATTTATGGGTAGCATTAGGATTTGTTCCTAGTCGTTCCATCATAGCTATGTCTTTTGACATAGATTTTATATGCGCCACAGCTGTATCAAACGGCTCACCAATACCAAATTTTTCATTATATTCTAAAAAAGCATCACCATTTTTCCATTGTAAAAACCTATGATCTTGCCTGGTATTTGCCAACGATTTACCTTGAAAAGCACCACCAGATCCTCTTTTGTTATAACCTTCTGATTTAATCGTTACGTAAACATCTTTTAAGGCAAGATCTATTGTTTCGTCTGTAAAATTTAATCCTGTACGATTATCAATCATCTCTTTGTATTTTATTCGATCTTTAACAAACGAAACCCAATCTTCTACATTTGCATTTCTAACTGCAACAGCATTATGGGTAACAGGAAAATATCCTTTTAATTTACCAATATTTCCACCTAACTTATTAAATCTCATTCGCATTTTTTCAAATACGTCACCTAATGCTTTTGCCATTTGCACAGCAGCATCATCACCTTGTACAGTTTCACCCATCATAGATTTAACAATATTGTTCATTTGTGCTTTATTACGTGTAAAGCCACCGATTTTTTTTCTGTTATTCCAAAGAAAAGTATTAACATCAGAAAGATAAAGCTGTGTTGTTGCATCAATCCTTTGTTCTAGTGAACTTATATTAGAATAATTATCCCTAGTATAAACAGCCTCTAAAAAATCAAATTCATCATTTTGACCAAAAGCATTTTTATATTTTGCCTCATCAGCTAATAATTTTTTAATAGCACTTATTTGTAAAAGTTTTTGTCTTTTCTTTTGTATTTTTTCGTACTTAACACTATCAGTAACTTCTTTAGCAGATTGTCCTATAGCATCCCCAGGTGACATAGATTTTTCATTTTCAGCCAATCGGCTATCAAATAAATCTTTCATTTCATCAGCTTGTCCTTGAGAGATTACTCCTTCAGAAACACCATCTTGAATACAATTTTTCCAAGTCATACTGTGCAATAATCCAATCTATCCATTAGCTTTTTATCAGCTATAAATTCATCTTTTAGTGATTTAACTGTTTGTGGTATAAAACTTTCGTTGCCGTTGTTATCAACAACATTAAAAGGTATTTCTAAATTTTTATCCAAGCTATCAACATCAGATGAAAGACTAGGAAAAAACTCTTCTTCTAATTGGTCAGCTTGTTCTTTTGCAGCTAAACTACCAGGATTATCAAACCTTTCTATTTCGGCTTGTTGCTGTGGGTTTGGTTGTACATCCCTGACATTTTTTTCAAGGTCAATGCTCCTTCCAGAGCTGCCAAAGTCTGTGCTGTCGAAATCGCCCTTTTCAATTCCTCGTCTGAGAGCTTCGACATAGCTTCTTGCAGCCTGTCCATACCTGTTTGTGGCTTTTCCTTCTCTTGCTGCTTTCGTGAGGGCATTAGAAATTTCTCCTTTTTTATCGGCACTAGCCATCAACATAGCCAGCATTGTACCATCATCTAGTACTTTTTTCTTGTTTCCTAACTCGTTTAATTGATTACCACCTTTTTCAAATTCTTTAGAGTTTTTAACCAGAGTATTAAAAGCAGAACGATCTTTTCTTATAATACGTTTAGCCTCATCTAAAACTTTAGCTCTTTCAACAACTAAACTTTCTACTTCTACTTCATCACCAAACAAACTTGATTGTACGGATGTGTCCATTTCATTAGCTTTTACTTGCCTCGCAATTGCCTCGGCTTGAAAAGCATTGTCTACTTTTGACCTAGATAAAACACTTATAGCTGCTTTTTGAATAGCTGGATCATCTGGAATAACTCGACCAACTACAGCTGCATAGTCGGAGGAAATAACTTTATTAATAACCATTCCCCAATTTTCGTCACTTAGTTTAGATAAATCCTGTGCTTTTCTAAACATAGCTGATGATGGTGGAACTATATCTGCAAATTGTGTTTCAATTAAATTTTGATTGCTACGATATATTTTAGCAGCATCTAAATCTGTGCCTGTTCCCCTTATAATATTTGTAACAGCTGCACTTACCATTGCAAACTCTGGTGAGATACCATCAGCTTCACGCATGACAAAAGCATTCATTTTAATATCTTGGGTAGGATCTTCAGCCATTAATCGTTTAGCTAATCCTAATCTTTGATGACCATCAGCTACAAATTTAGAACCATCTAATCTTTCAAAAACTGTAATTGTACCAGCTGCTCTGGCATCCCATTTTTTTGTGTTTTTTAATTTAGAGGTAACACCAAAAGCATCACCATCTTCTTTAAACTGAAAAGTCTTAGCATCAACTTGAATTTCATCTGGATCAAAAGAAAAAACAGTTTGGCTATTTTCTGGATTAACTTGTTTATTTAATTCTACATCTGATAATTCATCTGGAGTAATAGGTTTTGTTTCAACAATTTCATTATTAAGTAGCTGGTTTTTAGCTGTTTCTAAATTTTCTTCATGCCTTGCCTTGTGGCTTGCTAAACCAGGATCTTCAATAGGATTGCTATTTGCAACATCATTAATACTTTCAATTAATTCTTTTGATCCTTCACCTAAAGCAGATAATTTTTTATTTTGTACACCAAAAACCTCTAATCCTTTTTTCACCCAATCAGATGACATTTTTATACTTTTTTGACCAACAGTAATTGCACCAGGCATTACAAAACCAAGTACAGTACCAGCTGCAACAGCTTGTACAAATTCTTGATATGTATAATCTAAACCTAATTCTTTATACCATTTTTGTACTCTTTCCTGGACTACACCTTCTGACACTCCACCGACAATTGCCTCACGTAGCATCAGTTTAGCTAAACCCATTTTTGGATCAAAATTTAATGCCATTGATCCCAATACAATTGGATCTGTTACAGCACCACGCATAGCTCCTAAAAATCTTGCAGTTGCATTTAAAGCACCAGGACTATTTGCAGTTATTCCTTCTAATTCTAATTGATCTTCTAAAGCAGCTTGAATACCTTCCTTTTCTATATCTTCAATACTTAAATCTTGTAATTCTGGAAATAGCTCTGGATGATCTTTTATTGTCTTAATTAAAGCATTAGCCTTGCGAAAATAAGTATTATCCTTGCCTCTATAACTGCCACCCAAAGTTGACATTTCATAACCAGGATTTTGAAAATTTAAATTATTTATGCCTGGCTTAGATGTTTCAAAATCACCATAAAGACCTAAACTACCAAAATTAAAGTTTTGCGTAACAACATTATTTTCTTTTAATACTGTATCAACATGGCTCATATAATCTTGATAAGCATCATACATTACAGTACCCATGCTGTCAGAACGACCACTTGTAAACATTTGATCCCTAGCAGCAACGTAGTTTTCCATAAAAGTACCAGTTTTATCTTCTGGTCTATAAGGATTATATTTTGAAAAATCTAAGGATGTAGATTTTAGATTTTTTTTATAAAACAAATCCATTTAACCACGACCCAATGTTTTAGCTTTTTCTATTAATTCCTTTCGTTTTTCTTCTTCTTCAATTTCAATTGATGTTTTTTCGCTAAAGATTGAAATATCAACATAAATCACTTGTTCATTTCGATCTAATACAGGTTGCTGCTGACCATATTGGGTATGCTTTCTAACCATCATATAATTACCTTCAGCATCCCTAAGAAACCCATATTTATCAGAGTTATCTTTTATGTCCTCTATATCTTCTTCCTTTAGAAAATAAGGTTGATCTGCATATAAAAATGAACCATCTGCATTTCGACTAGCTGATTTATTAATATGATCTAAAGTAATATTTTCTAAACTTTGATTTACACGTTCAGAGCTTATTCCACCTGGTAAAAAAATATTAAAATATGAATTTAAATCTTGAAAACCACCTAACAAACCTACAGGAATTTCACTTTTTTCTTTTAGATCTTCAGCACTATCAATTGCATATTTATTTTGAGCATTAAAAATTTGATTAAATCCATAGATTAAACCATTTAATGTCATGTCACTTTTTTCTTCTGAAGTATACGTTGGCAAATCTATTCCTTCACTTGCGCTAAACCTTCCTAATAAATAACTTTGAACGGCTTTATTCCATTCTGGGATCATTTGCTTTGCACTATCCGTAAAAGCACTTTCAATAATATTAAGTGTATCTTGCATGGCACTTTTATCTATCCAAGATAAAGACTTTCCATTTTTTGCCATAGTATTACCTTGAATAATAAACTTGGCTGTTTGTGCAGATGTTTGACCTTGCAAAGTTGAATTATCTTCAGAATACTCTAGTAACCTTGCAGCAACTACTAAATTTGGATCTAAAGACATTTGATCTAAAACACTATCTAAAGCTGTTTGACCCATTGCAGAAACCATAGTTTCAAGCATGACCATTTTATCTTGGTCAGTTTGTTGGTCATAGATATTTTTAAATATGCCTATTTCTTCAGATGTAAAATATTGTACTGCTGTTTCATCTAGGGCAGATAAAGGATGAAATCGATCATGCACATAAGATGCTAATTGTGAACGATTTTCAAACCATTCCTTAAAACCTTCTTCATTATCACGCAGTATAAAATTATAATCAAATCTTTCAAATCCATGCGTTCCAATTTTATTACCATCTTTTTTTAAATTACGATTTTTTACAATAAAACCTAAACCATCACCATTTTCAAAAGCCTTATCTTGTTCTTTTAATTCGTTTTCCCATAATGCGCCTATTTCTTCCCCAAATTTTGTATTGGGAGAACCAAGTTTTATTATTCGATCTTGTTGATCTCTGTTATCTTGTGAATGAAAATATTGAAAACTCTCAACTTTATCTCGTGCATTTACTAATTTATTTCGTAAATCATAAGCACTATTATAAGCTGTACTTGATTTTTTTTCCTTTCCAGCTAGTTTTTCATTTTCTAAAATACTAGGAATAACATCATTAATTTCACCTTCTAATTCTTTTAAATCATCAATATCAACTTTATGTAAGTTATCATCTGATAGAATTAATTGATCTACAACATCAGTAAAATTATGTTTTAAATTAGTTTGTATATTTGTTAAATTAGCATTTGCTTCTTTCTTTTGTTGTTCAGCTAATAATTTTTGTAATCTTATTTTTTCTTTTTCTTCATCTTTTAATTTACCTTCTTTAGTTGTTTCAGCCTCTGCAAAATTAGCTATTTGATAAACACTTGATAAAGCTCTTAATGTTAAAGCTGGATCTTTTAGCTTTCTTAATAAAGTTACTGCAAATTTTTGATTTTCGTCTAAATCTTTATATTTAATATCTTTGTTTTCTACTTTGCTAGGAAACACTACTGTCCTTATTTCATCAAGAACTGTACTTGCTGCATCAGTATTTGGATCATTAACAGAAATATTTTTTAGTAATTCTGTAACTGTATTCAAAGTTAAAGATGTTTCTTGTGCTGATAACTTATCACTTTTAAAACCATGTTTAATTAGTTTGTTTTTATCAGTAACCAATTGAGATATTTTTTGGTCAAAAAGAAAACTTCTTGTAGCTGCTGTTAAATTGTCATCTGGCTTGCTAAAATCATCTTCAGCTTTTTGTAATTTCATATTTCTATGTTCAATAGCAGCAGCACGAACTTTCGTATCAACAATACTTCTTATTTTTAATCTGGCTGATTGTTCTGCCTGGGAAAAGAAAAGATCAAATTTATTATTCATATATTTGTCTTTACCTAAATTAGTTTTTACCTTTCCTTTAATTTCTTCCATTCGTGCATTCCATAATGGATTTTCACCATCTAGGATTTTATTAAAACTCATGCCACTAAATTTAGTGTTGGGAGAACCATACTGTTTAAATTCTCTAAAAGCCTTATCTAATTCATTTTCTAAACCTAACTGCGCCTCATTTAATAAATTCTCTCTAGCCATATTAATTCTTACAGCTGTAATATTATTAACTTCAGCTAATGCCTGGCTTAATGGCGCACCTTTAGATAATTGTGTTTGTGCCTCTAAATTTGCATTTCTACGAACTTGAAAAGCTCTACCAGGAGCTTCATTTGTTGGCGCAACTTGTGGGGTATAAATAGGTAATTTCATGTGAAAAATCCATAATCATCAGCTTGCCGAATGCCTGTACCAAGAGATTTAACTAAAGCCGTTGTACCCTGGTTTCTTAAATTAGCAGCTTGCATTCCACCTTCTTTTCGTGACAATTCAGCTTGTAATCGTATATCTTCTTTTGCATCTTCTAATTGCATATTAGTTACGGCATTATTAAAATCAGCCGTTGCAATTTCAAAATCATGCTCCCTGGCATTCCGATCAAGAACTTGGAAAGTTGTTTCAGATGCTATGTCTATACCAGCATAGCCTGTGTTAGCTCTAACTGTGCTTTGTACCTGGTCTAATGCTATTTTTCTTCTTGTTTTAAAAATAGAATGATTAGCATTAATAATATCTTTTTGCTTATCAATCAAAAGACCATTGCGTTCAATCATTTGTGCATTGAACTCACCAACTTCTTGTGCAGCCCTTGCAGCACTATCAGCTGATCTTTTTTGTTGCAAGCCACCTAATATAGTTGCGCCAAGTGACAGGACTTGTAGTACAGGTAAAAAAGCCATTTAAATATCAAAAGTTGTTAATCTTGGATAAATTGCTAAAACAGTTAAAGGTAAAGGCTGTGATTGCCTTACAAAAATTTTATCATTTTCATCATACGCACCTGTGAACTCAATTTCTTTGTCACCTGTGAATAAAGGTACGGCCTCGGATGCGTTCATTGAACTATCACGAAAAGGGATGGTTTCTATGTTACTATCATCTGTACCTACATCTAAACCTACAGTTTTTAATAAACGTACAGTAACGCCATGAACTCTTTTTGGTTTTCCTTGTGATGTTCCATCCTGTGAACCACTTTCAAGCCTAGTTGTTTTTAATTTACTGATATATCCATAACCAGCTACAGCTGATGAACATGAAAAAGCTAATGCAATACTACCATCTGTATCGACAGTTTTATCAACATGGGCAGCACCATTACCAGCTACCTGGATAGTTTCACCTTCTAAATGAAAAAAATTAAATAAAGATGTTCTTAAATTAGCATAATCTGGAGTAGGCCAGGCAGTGGGGTAGGCTAAAGCACTATCAACAAACCAACCTTCATGGGTTTTATTTCCAAAATCAATTGATTTAAGTTTTTCAATATATCTTTTTGTAACACCTTTAATAGTTCTTTTAACGATCATATATAATTCATCTTCACCTGTTTCAGCTGATAAAGATGCAATACTATCAACAACAGCTTGACCTTGATTGGTTACAGCTAATCGAACTTTATCGGTTGTTGTTGCTGTCAATAAACCAACACCAGGAGAAGTTTCATACACAGTAACAACAGCAGCACTTGGATTAGCTACTGTAAATTCTGGTTGTCCATTTAAAGCCGTATAAATATTATCAGCTGTCGTGTCGTTATTCGTATTAGGCCGATAATAAATTGTATTTCCAGAACGAGTAGATGCTGAACTACTGCCAGCTGTTTCAGATTGTAAGGTTATTTGCGTTCCATTTGCTAACGTCAGTATAATTTTACTACCCACAACAATATTGGCATAGTCAGCAACCGTAATAGTACAATCACCAAAACGACCACCTAGAACGTGTTTATGCCAGGCAACAACCTGTTCTTCTCTTCTATAAGTAAGACCTAATAAAGTACCATCATTTCTTCGACACCAAACAATACTATCTGGCTCTTGCTGATAGGCAAATTCCTCAATACCACCATCTGTAATATGATCTGATAAAACTGTCATATCTGGTGCTGCATATCCACTTTCATCCACATCACCAACATATTTAAATTCACGTACTTTTCTTTTATTTCGTTGAAGAAATAAAGTTGTGTCAGCAACTTGAACAGGTTTATGTTTCGCAGAACCATAGGTTGAATATTTACGAATAACTGTATTAGTCGGACTTACAGGCGCATCATTGGTGGCACTTACCACATATTCACCACCAGATGTACCAATTACTAAAACTCTTGTACTTGATAACCAGCGAATAGAATTGACCTCTTGGCTGGCAAGCGTGTATTCCAAAGCGTCACCATCATTCGTGCCAACTGTGAAATTGGTATAAGCACCAGATTTACTAAACCACAAAGTTTGTGGAGCATTATTTGTTCCAGCAAAAATTAATCTTTGTTCAAAAAAACCAACAACACTTGGGTAATTATCTGAACTTGCATTAAGATTACTTGATGCACTAGTTAAACTTGGTGTGGCAAATGCCCATGAATTATGACCTGTTCTTGTTAATGTACGTATCGCATAACTAGGATGAACCAAATACATAGTGTCAGCACTTTGTACAAAATTAACCTCATTTATATCAGCACTTGGATAAGGGGTTGCAAGCTCAAAAATTTCTGTTGCTGTTTGTGTACCACCAGCTGAATAGGCTGTCATGGCAGTTGTATTAATAGCCGTTCCATGCAAATCCGTTAAGGTAAAAGTATTGGTTGAACTATTAGCAACTAAATAATTTCGACCAGATAATTCTGTCATACCTTGAGAAATGGAAACATAAACCTCATCACCATTACTAAAACCATGAGAACTACTTGTTAAAACACCTGGATTAGCCTGGGTAATGCCTGTAATCGCTTTAGCACTACTGTTTAAAACTTGCAGACCATTACGATACACTCTCATAATACTATCGCCAAATTCCAAAATATAAGTATCTGACGTTTTAAATTGAAAAGGGATTAATCTTGTTACATCAGCACTATCTTTAACTTGACCTAGAAATTCAGTACCTGGCCGTCTAGTTGTTCCACCTTGTGGCAAAACCAATAAATTTGTTAATTCAGAACATCCAGAACGATACTTTTCTAAATCAATTCGGCCTTCTAATTTTGGTGATAATTCACCAGCTGTAAATGCCGATAAAGCTGGTGCAGATTTTACCATTTATATTCTTGCCTCTAAGAAATCAGATGCCTCAATCTTTTGATTTGCACCTTCAGTAGCATCATCAAATCTTGCGTTTTTAAGTTTTTCTTGAAAATCAACTTTAGCTCTATCGGTTAAACCATTAGAACCTGTAATGGCATAACAAACTTCAGCAGCTAAAGCAGCAGCTAATGTTTCAACTAAAGACGCATCATATAAAGTTGTATCAGTAATTTGAGCAATATATTTAATTTTTGCTGTGCTTTCACTTGTTAAAAGCTTTTTACCTTCAATAACAAAAACAGGAAGATTATCTCTGTTAAATAAATTGTCATAAGGAAAAGTTGCATTACCATTGGAAAATTCTAATACCTTTAGACATAAAGGATTTGTCGGTAGTAAATATTGATAAGTATAACCATAAGCTGGCGTTGCACTATCTTGTGATAAAGTTGCTCTATTAATTAAACAATTCCAGGGATGCGATCTAAATAAATGATCCCTTACAATATCAAACTTGGCATTAATTTCTTGCGCTGCTTTAACATTTTCAGTTAATGATGAAATCTTTGATGCGCCAATTGATACTAATGCAGAATTACAAATCTCTACTTTACTAGCCATATCTACCTCTAAAATAAAAAAGGGGGAGCAAAACTCCCCCAATTATTTAGTCAATTGCGTAAAATATTCTTACGACAATTGTACCTGTACCAGCAGCACCACCCATAGTAGCAGTAACTGTCATACCATCACCATCAGCATTGATAACAGAATTGTTACCTAATGCTAGGGTTGCACAAATATCAACTATCTGTGCAGACGTACTAGCAGCAGCAGCTTTATAAGCAGCAGCCGAGGCTGATACATCAGTACCATCAGCATCTTTATGAGCCTTGTACCCAACACTTAAAGTTGTTGAAGATCCAAGAGCATCATGCGCTAGAGTACCAGCTAAAATTCTGGCTTTATTAGGTAGTTTAAACAAGTCGATTACATCTCCACTTGCTAAAGAACTAGCCTCATATTCACCAACTTTAACTCTTACTCTACCACTATCGGCAGATGCTGGATTCATTACCACAGGAACGGCAGTGGCATTAGTTATTTGTGTACTGTTTACAGTAGCCATGATGTCACCTCCTATTCTGCACAGCTTACTTCAACGACCTTAACTTCTTCCATCCTTACGGCAGAAAAAGAGGCGCAGTAGTAAACCTGGGTTGCAAAAGATTTATCAGCACGTTCTTCAATTCGTGCTTTAGGCTCTGCTCCCATTGCCATTTTAACACCATCTTCAGCCCATGCGTAGCAAAGACGATTGCTACCAGATGCTGTTAGACGATTACTTGTTACAAACTTGAAGCCTAAAAATGAATCGATCTCACCAGCAGATAAGGCCTTAACAGTGTTAAAATCAGAGCTAGTGATTTGCGTTGTTCCTAATAGATCTTCAATTTGATCTGGCGAACAAACAAAGTATCTATTGATAGACGGATCAACATCTTGTGCATCAAGTTTCTTTTTTGCCTCAAGCAATTTTGCAATGGTTAAACCAGCACTACCATGCGCTATTTTTTGCGCTGCTGGTAGGGCAACCGTTGTTCCACCACTTGCACCTGTATAGGCATTGCCACCCATAGCAGCAATAACCACATCATCCATCTTTCGACCAATGGCAGCAGCAGCAGCTTTACTGTAACTACTTGTTGGATCAATCAATGTTCTAATGCGATCTTGCTGGTCAATGAGATCTGAATATTCAAAATCTCGCATTGTGACCATACGTCTAGCATGGGGTGTGTCCATGATTGGTGTGTCTGCATGTCTGCTTGTTCTTTCAACAGCAGCTGCTGAACCCACCTGTTCAAAAAATGCCTTCTCACCATTAATCGTTTCAACATCTACAGTATCACGCAATTTACTACCCATTTGTTGGGATAGCATTTGCACGTTGGCTGAAAACTGATTAACAAAGGCTGTCGTTATCTGTGTACTCATTACACAAACTCCTTTAGTTAAGTTTCAATTTTTGGTTGATTTTCGTCTGGTTATCTCTCTTGTGAGAGGGCATCCTTGCAAATTAAAGCCTTTGCTGGTCTGCTGTTTTACAGCTTATAGAAGGGAAGCTATTGCCGTTATCCTTCAATCTGTGGTGTCATTAATTCTTGTAATTCCATCACACGATTAACTACAAATTGATGCTTGGGATGCTTGCCATTAATATGAGCATCCGAACCAAACAATTCGTGGTATTCTTTTTTTGCATCATCTGGGGTCATCATAGGTTCATTCGGCTGACCTATTAGATTATCCTCTCGCATATCTTCTCCTAGTTTTACAAAAAATCGTACAACTTCTGGAACATCTCCTAGCTTACGACCATCCTGTAAAATAGTATCTTGTAACATTTTAACAGCATCTAGCCTTTGCGCTGCTTGTTCACCGAGGTTGACTTTTTCTTCATACGCTTGTCCGTACTCTTCTTTGAGTGTGTTGATGCCTTCTTGCGTAATCCTTGCTGTGTTCCCAGATAATTCACTTTGCTGTTTTTGCCCTTGCTCAATAAAAGACCTTGCAATGCTTTCAGCTTGCCTTGCAGATAAACCATTGGCATGAGCAACGTCATTAAAAAAGTCCAGGCCAGATTGTGAATAGCCTTGAACATTCGAAAAATCATATTCACTAGCCGTGTCTGGCCTACCCAATTTACTATAAATTTCATTCCATTCACTTTCCGTTGTATGTTTACCAGGTAAAGTTAATTTGTTTTCACCAATATGCTGGCGAGCATTTACGTAACTTTTGGCTAAATCACCAACATTCGTAAATCTTTTTAATGTTGGATTATCTCTAAGATCTTCTGGTAGTGTATCGATAAACAATGCTGGTGCTGCATCAGCAGCCTCAACTTGAGAGCCAGGATCTACCTGGGTTGCCTCAGTTTGTTCACTCATTTATATTTCCTTTTATTGTTTGCGTTTTGGGTTTTTCCTCAAGCATTTTTAAAATATTTAATACAACGTACCTCTGACCTTCACAAAATGCGCTATCATGTGCATCTTCTTTAGTATGGGATGTGGTATAAAAATAATGGCAAAGCTTTAAATGCTCCAAAATTACTTGACCATCCTGTCCAGTAAATACCCTTCGGTAATGACCAGAAAGCTCTTCATTTCTTAATTCATTTACTTTTCTCATGCAGCCGGCTCTTCAGTTGTTCCACCAGCTTCACCCAAAACTTTTAACATAGGTGCTGCTTTCTGTGCTTTTTCAGCAGCCATCATCTCTTCTTGTTGTTGTTGCATCATAGCTTGTTGTTCAGCTCTTTGTTCTTTAATAGCAGCGACTTCATCATCAGAACGTACAACTTTGGCTGGTAATCCAGCATATTCAACAATGTATTTAGCTAATCCACCTTCATCAATGTAATCTCTTAGCTCTGGAAATCCCTCACTTAAACCACTAACAATTTCCATTCCTCGCATGGTAGATTGTAAATCCATGCTTTTTTGTGCTTTTGCCAGGGGAGAAACATACTCAATATCAATATCTTGACCTTGTAGTTTTTCTGGTGGTGGTGGTAATTCATTATTTCTAAGCATTAATTTAAAAGATCTTTGAATTAAAGGCTGTAGCAATTCATGCTGCAATCGACCCATAACACTTCCTAATGACCTCATTGACTGTTCTTGCCTGGCTAAAATCTCTGTCGCTGTCATTTGTGGACTTTGCTGTAGCTGTAGTTGGTCTACAAAAAAAGCATTTCTAATAGCTTGCCGTCTTTGTTCTTCCATATTCAAAGCAATAGGATTATTTGTACCAGCTTGTAACGGCTCTAATCGATCCCTTGTACCACTTCTATAAAAATTAATCGCACCTGGGGTAACTCTTATTGGACTAAAAAACCCGTCATCTGGACACATTAAAGGGGGATCAAGTTGTTTTTGTGCTGATTTAATAGATACCTCGGACATCTTATTCACCATTTTAACATCTGATAAACAAGTCATACCTGGTGATCTGCCAAATCCCATACCACTTGTGCTGTCTAAATTAAATCTAGGTACACAAAATGGAAATTCATCATATCCACCACGACCTAATAAAAACTTACTATCCTTATGATAATAACAGGACATAATCGGTTTGTTAAAAACTGATTTCTTTACATCAGTCATAGGATAAACAGCATGAACTATCTCATGTTCATTATAAGGTTCTTTTTCTAAATCCTTCTGTACTCGATCTGGCAAAATAGCGTCTGGAAACTTCATGGCTATTTGCCTGGCTGTTAATTTAAAACAACGATAAACAGTATCAATCTGGTTTTTTTCATTAGATGAAATACATAATTCACCAATATGCCTGGCTGAATAATGTAAACCACCATCTTTATATTCGACAAATAAACAGCCTGTACCAAAAACTACCAGATCAAAATACAATTCATGTATTTCAAGGGAGAAATTAGATCTGTCTATCGCTGTATCTAATAACCTTGTGCAATCTTCCAGCCATTCATTAGCTTCATCATCAACAGCTAATTCCCTATCTCTATATCCCATAGTAAACCAGGACATAGAAACATTAGTAAGCATAGATTGTAGATGCGCTGCTAACAATTCAACAGCATGAATACCTGTACTATCAAAAATTCTTTCGGTTCTTTTTGAACCTTGCATACGTCTTTTGGTAATATCTGCTTTTCTTGGTAACAAATAATCAGCTAATTCTTGCCAATGATGTTCCCAATTTGCTCTTTGATTAAGTAACTTGTCATACTTTCGGTCAATCTCACTGACCATTTTATCAATTGCCATTGATTATCCTAACAAAGTTTTCTTTTTCTTTTTTATTAAATTAAATTTGCTCTGATTTTTACCAGCTGATTTTTGCATAACTCTTTCCAATGGATTAACATTTCTGGAAAAACTCATGCCCTTAATAACCTGGTTGCTTTCTGCACCCATCATTCCAGCTAGATTTTTTGGTTTCTTGCCGTACATTATGCAATCAATGTCTTTTTCTTCTTTGGATCATCATCATTAGCAAGCAATCCTGTTCTCGCCATTGCTGATTTTTTTGGTCTTAATCCAGAGGTATCTTCATTAGATACACCACTAGGAGAGGTTGCAATCGTTCCAGATTTATAACCAGCTGTTTGATCAGCAGCAGCCTCGGTTTCAGCTTGTGATCTAGGTCTGTTAGATGCTTCAGCTGATACAGTTGTATTCGCTAACTGTGTTACATTTTGCTGTGCTGTATCTACTGCTGTCGCTGGTGTCGTAGTTTCTTCTTCTTCCTCTTCATCCTCTACAGTTTCTACAGCAGATGCAGCTTTTTCTCTTTCTTTTGCAGCTCTTGCATCAGCACGATCATCTCTATCTTTTTGTGCATCTGTGCGTGTATCTTGATAAGGTTTTGTAATGTAATTACCATCAGCTTGTTTCTGAAATCTTTTCTCATCTTCCCTTAAATTACGTGTAATCCCACCACTAGAAATAATAGTACGATCTTCACTTGCACCCATTTCATTAGCTAACTTTTGTGGATTAGTAATATTTGTAACAAAATCCTTCAGTTTGGGTTTTCTTAAAGGTTTATCTGGATCACTAGATCTGCTACTTCCACCACTATCGCCCATGATTGTACTCCTTTTTTCTAAACCATAATTCTTTTCTCATGGAATGATCCTTATTCATCTTCCACCCTTCAGCAGTCGCTATATCTGGATAATGAATATAAAAAAATTTCTGTATATT